CCAATGCAAGAGTTGATTGAGCAACTAAAACAAGAAAGAGATGTTAACTATGCACGATTTATCATACATTACAACAAGGCTATTGCGTTAGCAGAATCAATGCTTGAGAAAGAGAAAGAACAAATGGCTTACAATTCAGTAAGGGCTATTGTTGAGTTTCAAAATAATAAGAATGTGGAACTTATTGAACATCCTACTGAATTAGGCTCATATCATTTAAGAGGAGAAAAAGAAGAATTAGATAAAGTATTATACGGAGAAACCTTTAACACCAAAAAGAGATGAGTGAAGTAAATCCAAATTACAATCCACAAGCAAAGTTTAACGATTTTGCAGAAGAAATGCAACATATTATTGAAACAACACCTAAAGAGGTGTTAAAAAAAGGATGGGATGATGTTGTCAAAGAGTATGGAACTAATACACACGACAAAATTTTATCTATGACTGATGACTTTATTCAGTCTAATAGAAAGGATGGAGAAATATACTCTCACTACCATTATGATATGATGGCAGACTTTGCTCTACATATATTAGAAACCTTTAACACCAAAGAGAGATGAATGACCATAAACCCAACCGAAGAGCAAGACGGGCAATGCAGCGAGTCGGCAACAAAATTGCCGAGCGCATCATTGAACGTAAAGCCATTCAAAAAGTAGAAAGAGATGAGCCAGAACAACTGCCTGATAGACCTAATGAATAGAGACCTTAACGATAACGGAATAGAAAATGATTAGCCTAATACTTGTTACCATAATGGTACTCTATATGCTACGCAGGGAATACCTACGCTGCAAAGCATTAGAGAAAATACTCAAGAGATATGAAAAGAAAGATTAAAGCATACCTCCGAAAGAAACGCCACATCAGATACACAGAGAAATACCTCACTGATATACGATGGGATATAATAAACACCGTCACCTCGTCAGCCCACACAGGCTTTAACGAGGGGACAGACATACAACTAGAGAATCTAGGCAGACTCATACGGAAGTACGAGAGAAGAAAACGATTACTCAAGTTCTGATGATCCAAAAGCCAGGTACTGAACTGATGCTTATAAACAAGCACAACTACAAAGCCCTCTTAGATGTACTCATACAAGTGCACCTAAGGGGGCAACTCGCTAGAGATGAACAGGAACTGCTAAAACGATTTGTCGATTTTTAGGTTAACCTGTAAACAACAGGATTAAACAGATGGGAAAGTTTAAACAGGGGGAGAGTGGAAACCCTAACGGCAGACCAAAGGGTTCTGTTAACAAAACCACCAATACAATTAGAGAAGCCTTTACAAAGCTCGTAGAGGATAACCTAGAGAATATGACCACTTGGCTAAACAAGGTGGCTAAGGACTCCCCCAAAGAGGCCTTAGACATCATCAACAAGATGGCAGAGTACACCACCCCTAAACTCGCTAGGGTCGAGAATAAGATTGAGACAGACGAGGAAATTAACGAAGTCAAGATAGAAATTGTCAAGCGTAGCAATAAAGACGAGTGAGATATTTGAGAGGAATTGGGAAGCACCTACCAAGATTGTAGTCAACCAAGGGGGGACACGTTCTGGCAAGACCTACTCACTCCTGCAACTCATTATGGTACTAGCCCTATCCGAACAGGGTAAGGTATTCACCATTGTAAGGAAGTCACTGCCGTCATTAAAGATGACAGCGATGAGGGACTTCATAGAGATACTGACCAACGCAGGTCTGTACTCAGAGAAGAACCATAACAAGTCAGAGCATATCTACAGGCTTAACGGAAACATCATTGAGTTTGTTTCCCTTGACCAACCTCAGAAAAAGAGGGGGGCAAGGAGGAACTACCTGTTCTGCAATGAGGCGAATGAGCTAACGTGGGAAGACTTCTTTCAGCTACTCGTGCGTACCACTGAAAAGATATACCTTGACTACAACCCCTCCGATGACTTCCATTGGATATACGATAAGCTACTGACCCGTGACGATGTCACCTTCATCAAAAGCACCTATGTCGATAACCCCTTTTTGGATCGCAGCATCGTCTCAGAGATTGAGAGGCTCAAGGATACCGATGAGGACTATTGGCGCATCTATGGTTTAGGGGAGCGAGGCCAGAGCAAGGCAACCGTCTTTACCTTCCAAGAGGGAGAGGTTGAGGAGGGCTGCACCTTCCTAGCCTATGGGATGGACTTCGGGTTTACTAATGACCCTACCTCCCTAGTCGCTGTGTATAGCAAAGACCATTCTCTATACATCAAGGAACTGCTGTATGAAACCAACCTTACCAACAGAGACATCTCTGAGAAAATGAAAGCCCTAGGTATAGACCGCAGGGCTGAGATATTTGCTGACTCGGCAGAGCCTAAGAGTATCGAGGAACTCTATAGAATGGGATGGAATGTCAAGCCCACCAAGAAGGGGGCTGACTCCATCAACGCAGGGATAGACGTACTCAAGCGGTACAAGCTAAACTGCTCAGGTCACAACCTGGTTAAAGAGATGAGGAACTATAAATGGGTAGAAGACAAGAACGGCAAGCTACTCAACAAACCTATAGATGCATTTAACCACGCCATCGATGCTATGCGATACGCAACCTACAATAAACTAACGAGACCTAATTATGGCAGATACGCAGTACGTTAAAGTCCGATTCCCTGAGCACGCTGATGAGTTAACCATTGAGCAGTATCAGAAGTATGTGACGATAGAAGAGGGGGAGAGTAACTTCAAGACCCTGAAAGCTGCAGAGATATTCTTAGGGCTACCAATACGGGAGGCCCTCAAGATGCAGACCACAGACTTCTATGCGATGACTAACGAACTCTTTGAGATGTTGGCCCAAGATCACAAGCTACAGCCCATCGTTAAGTACCGAGGTAAGGACTATGGGTTTATCCCTAACCTAGAGGAGTTAACCTTTGGGGAGTACATTGACTTAGATACCTACCTCACTGATGTGCAAAATATGCACAAGGCACTAGGCGTACTCTACCGACCCGTCACAGATAGGGTCGGGGACAAGTACGACATAGAAGGGTACAAACCCAATGAGGGATATAAGGACTTCCAACTCGGAGCAGGCTTAGGTGCAACGCTTTTTTTTTGGACTTTAAGAAAGGAGTTATCGAGCGATACCCCGAACTCTTTGCCGAAGAACCCGAAGGACATACTGACCTCAGCCTTCAAGCCAACTTCTCAAGGAAGTGGGGTTGGTATGGAAGCATAGACCATCTGGCAGGGGGAGACATCAACAAATACGAGGCTGTAACTAACCAAGCCTTTCAGCGTGTGTTCCTTAAAATGATATTCGATAAGGAGAAGAATGAGGTAGAGAGAATGCTACTCAAGAAGAAAGGTTAACCGCTTGTGCTACAAATAGGGCGTAAAGGGGTTAACCTTTTATGGTATATGATATTCTTACAACAATCAAGAACCACCTAGAGGCAAACGCTCAGGTGAACACGGTTACTTTTGGGGACATTATGGAGGTAGACCTGAACAAGCAGAGCATCTTCCCCCTCTCACATATGATGATAGATAACGCTACAATCAGCAATCAGATTGCTACATTCTCTGTAAGTGTTATGTGTATGGATGTTGCAGACGTAAGCAAGGATGACCCTAGAGATGAGGCAGAGCCATTCTACGGAGTGGGTATTGAACAGGACATACTCAACACTCAGTTCTATGTTGTTAATGATTTGGTGCAAGCCCTGAAGCGTGGTGACCTATTCTCTGACAAGTATCAGCTAGAGGGTGACCCAAGCTGTCAGCCATTTATGGATCGTTACGAGAACCTACTTGTGGGTTGGTCAGTAACGCTAAATATCAGTGTACCGAACACGATAGACATATGTCAAGAACAAGGATAAGAAAAGCCAATCAGGAGGCAGTGATGAAAGCCTTTGGTGAGCGTGTTAAGAAAGCAGCACAACTCAACCTTGGGGCTACTCGTAGCATTAGATATAATGACGGGACTATAAAGCGTAGAAGAAATGTAGCCACGGGAAGCCTAAAGGATAGTGTCAGTTTTGTCACTGCCCTATCACCACACCCTGCACTTGACTTCTTCTTTAACGTGCCTTATGGTACTTACCTAGATGAGGGTGTTGATGGTGTCAAGTATAGAGTGCCAGGTAACAGCCGTTTCTCATTTAGGAGTAAGCAGCCGCCTACGAAGTTCATCCTTGAGTGGATGAGGGTACGCAGGATTAAGGTACGAGACCCTGAGACCAATCAGTTTGTTAAGCAGACTGAAGAAGCAAAGAAGGGCTTTGCGTTGGGTATTGCTCGCAAGATTAAGATGCGAGGTATACCCAAGACAGAGTGGTTCAGTCAACCGTTTAGAGACGAGTTTGAAAAGCTGCCACCTGATTTCTTGGTGGCCCTCGGTAAAGATGTAGACGAATTTTTGAAGGAGATAAAACCTTTCTAGTATGCCAATAATAGCACCAAGCAGTTTAGTAGGCTCACGCAGTCCTATATTCATCACAGCTAACTACTCAAGTCTTGCATCCTCTATAACGGATGCGACTATTGAGGTCTTTATATGGAATGGCTCGAGGAGCAGTAAACCTGCCTCAGCGACCTACACCCTTTTTAGGGATGTGTTCGCAGGGCAAGATGTATCCTTTGACATCTCTAAGTTTGTGCAGGAGTACATAGATAATGACTACACAGGCTTTGATCCTACAGATGTCAGCTATGTCCCTGACGGCTCAGTGTATTGGGTACAGGTAGACTACAATGTTAGCTACTACAATAAGGCTGACCCTCCTACAATCTCAAATGATACGGGAAGCACAGACATCTTCGAGGTGTCTAATGGTTACCACATATTTATAGAGGCGGCAAACAAAGAGGTAGACAAAGGCTTTGCCTCTGTCAATGCTGTTAAGTACATACAGGACTCTGGCAATGAGGTCGTGCCCGTATACCTAGGTAAATGGGGAGAAGGGTACGACATCTATTGGGCCTACAAGGATAGGGTGCTTGCTGATGGTGGCACGGTTGAAGGAGGTTCTCAATGTGCCAATATAGGTCTTGACATTGTAGAGATACTAGGTGACGGAGGCTACAATATAGACATCCGTATTAGTGAGGCATACCTTCAAGGTGTACAGCCTGAGAATAGGATTATGCTTTTACCTTGTGGCGTTACCAACCTTACGGCTTGGGCCGATAGCGTTGGTGAGCCATTGGTATACACAAACTACTACGACATCAACCTAAAAGATAAGGACGGCACAACGCTAGACACCCGTAGGTTCTATCCAACTTGTGAGAGTAAGTACACACCTTTACAAGCGCAGTTCATAAATAAGAACGGGGTTTGGGAGAGCCTCAATTTCTTTAAGGCAAGCCAAGAGCAGATACAAACGAGAACCTCGGAGTACCGCAGGTCACTCGGTAGTTCAGGTGCTACAGGGTTCAGCTACGATACTACACAGGAGCAGTACAAGAGATTCAACACCAACTACCGCAACAGCATCCGAGTAAACACAGGATGGGTAGGTGAGGACTATGATGAGTTAATGACTCAGTTGCTTGCCTCGGAGCGTGTACTGCTCGATGGCAAGCCTGTCAATGTGAGTACAGGATCGCTACAGCTACAGAAGCACATCACAGACAGAACTATCAACTACACGATAGACCTACAATACGCTTACGATACTATCTATGAATAGAGTTGACCTTTATATAGATGGCCAGAAGGTAGACTTCTTTGAGCAGGAGAGCATAGAGTTGACTATGAGCGTGCAGAACGTTAAAGACATCTCTAAGGTCTTTGGTGACTTCTCTAAGAGTTTCACCTTACCTGCTAGTCCAAACAATAACGCAGTCTTTAAACACTACTATAACGTAGATGTGAGTGGGGGCTTCAACGCCAACACGAGAACAGATGCGTTTATAGAGGTCAATAATAATGTGCTCCGCTCAGGTGTTGTAGAGTTGGAGGGTGTGCAATTAAAGAACCTGCAACCCCACGCCTATAAGGTCAGTTTCTACAGCAAGACCACAGCGTTAAAAGACCTGTTTGGTGAGGACACTTTAAATGACCTTGACCTATCAGCTCAAGACCACGACTACAATGATACGAACATTGAGACGGG